TTTCTGTTTTTTGGGATTCAACAAGAGACTTCTTCAATTGAATACCAGATTCGATTTCTTCATTCAACTTGCTTTCAAGTTCTTCAACTTTGGAAGCAAGTTCTTCAACTAGGTCTACCTTGTCGGACGGAACATCAATGTAATGTTCTGTAAACAAGTTCTTCAAACCGCCAATGAAGTCTTCAGTCAACTCAGCACGTAGACCAGACTCAACTGCGATTTGGTTTTCTGCCAACCATTGTTCGACAACATAAGAAAGGTAATCATCTACCTTCTCTGTTAGATCGGCTTTGATAGTGTCGATAGCTTCTTCAAGCATACCAGCATATCTGGCTTCTGTTTCTTCTTCAATTTGAAAAACACGGTCATTAACACGAGCTTCAAAAATTGTAGTAACTTTACCTTTGAATTCTTCTGAGATGGTATCGTCATCTGAAAAAAGAGCATCAATGTCTTCTTTCATCTTTTCTTTCATCTTCATCTTCATTTTCATGGATTTATCGTCATGACTCATCTCATCAATGACTTCGCCTTCTACTTCTTCCATTTTAGCAGAAGCAGCTGAAGGTTTAGTTGTTGGTGCAGCCATTTGTGTAGCACCTTTACCAGCATGGATTTTATGTGAATCGTCATCTGGTTTACCATTTTCTGGTGTTGGTCCACCGAGGTCTTGAGCCTCAGCGCCGGGCAGTTTTTGTGATGGCATACCTCCAGCTGACTTCTTGCTTCCTGCTAGAATTTCTGCTGCGGCTTCCATTAGTTTACTATTTGCCATTAGGAATCTCCTTTTGATTTCTTATTTATAAAATTAAAGTTTTCGTAGGTAATTTTCGAACAATTTAAGTGCAACTTCCTCTATTTGTTTAGAAGAAGCTCTCTTGATTTGTTTCTTGGCGTTATCAAAGTCTACTTCAACGAAGCGTCCTTCAACAAACATCCATTCTTTGTTTTCCATAATGCCATTGACGAATGCGCCAGGTGCAGATGGATCGGCAACAATGTCAGCCGCTGTTGCAAGTTTTAGGTCGTCTTGAACCAGGTTATATCCTTCTCTTGTTTGAATGACAGAACCCATAGCTCTTGACGACACACCTACTTGAATATCATTTTCAATAAAGTTCTTCACGATTTGGCCATAAGGCGTTTCGAGAATCAAAGCTTTACCATAAAATGTGTTTCCGTCTTCAACGAGGGAAACAATCTTGTGCGATACCCGTTCTAAGTTAATAGATGGTGTATCTGGATGCCCTAGTTCTCCTAGAGCACGATTTGTTTTGATGTATTCATCTGAGTAACGTCTAACTTCTTCTCTCAGAGTACCCATCTTATACATGCGGTTGTTCTTGTTGACTTTATCACCAACTAAGAATGTGCCTTCAATGTACAGGTGCTTCTTACCATTCTCAGAAGCTTCTGCTAGGTACTTAACGCTTTCAATTGTTTCGGTAATTAGTTTCATGATATTGATTGTCCTGTATAAACATCTACGTTGTATGTTGAGTTCTTAGATAATTCTAATACAATTGTACCACCAGTAACGATAGTCACTACCACGTTTGATGTATTGGTGTTTGAGACTGCATATGCAAAGTCATCAAAGCGCATTTCTCCAGCATTATGCAATGCAAGCAATGAAGTATTTGCAGCTCTAGTTACAGTAATATGACCATTACTAGACCAAGTTACCCTTTTAATATCAGCAGATTTTACAACTTCATTAGTTGGGTTTTTTCTTAAATCTGTAAGATTTATTGTGTATGTTCCAGGATCAACACATCTAATGATGGATGGTCCTCTTAAAGTGTTTATGATTTCATATGACATGTTATTTTATTCCCATTGATGAGCGTCTACGCATTGACATTTTTCTTTTTAGTAATGAGCGGCGCAATTTAGATTTTCTTGTTGTTTTCCATGAACGCTTTAACATTCTTGCTTTATGAATACGAGCAGTGGCAGTAATACGCTTAACACTATTGCCTGATATTCTATAACCTTTAATACTAGAGCGTCTAACATTTCGTTGAACAATGATTCTGCCTTTTTTATTTCTTCTAATTCTACGGCGAATCTTTTGAATTCTTCCCATCTTAACAATGTTTGAACTTGCTTCATCCAGTTCCACTTCTTCAAACATGTCGGCTACAACATATCGTTTTGCTTCAGAAAGTCTTTTAGCAACAAGCTCATTCATACGAGCAAAGATTAAATCTTTTGCTTCACCTAACTGTCTATGTATAATGGAATCCAACACGCTCATTTTACGTGCCTAAAAGCAAAGTCTGAAGCACGTTTGAAATGGTCTTTTGACTTATGAACCATGTCAGCATATTTCTTTTTGTTGTCATCATTCAAGGCACCATGTACCTTAGTGATGGCAGAAGCGGTAAAGTGGTCAACTTTCATTTTTGTACCATCAGCAAACTGTACCGGTTCATGTTGCTTGGACTTTACAATCTTGTGTAAAGTATCTATTACTGCTTCTTGTATCTGTACTTCTTCAGCTTGAACTGTCGAATCTATTTTTGGACCATAAGGCACCGAAAAATATTTATCTAATGTATTACTATAATACAAAGCTATTCTTGTATTATCTGGAAACATACGAATAGATTTACGTCTTAGAACAATAGTATTTGGTGGGTCTTTAGGAGTATCAGATGCCTCATTGACCTCAATAATTTCTTCTTCTTTAACTACCCGGCGAGCCTGTTGATTAATCTGTTTGTTATTAGAGATTAAATCTACCATTTTGTTGAAAAGATTTTGAATAATCATCTTGTCAGCATTGTTGAAGTTAGGTCTTTCTTCACCCATCTTATCTAAGATTTTGTGAATGCGTTGTATCTGTGCCTTATTGGCCAGACCAGCACGAACCAGAGCATCAAACTTTGAGTAGTCTGATTTTTCTTCTTCAATGATAGATTTAAAATCTAATAGGGATTTCATGCAGCTTCGGTGTTGTCTTCTGATTCAGTTTCTTGTTGGCCACCAAAAAGATTTTGAGCAATCTCAATCTTCTTTGCTTCTAATGCCTCAAAGGCACGAGCAGATAGTAAATCGTTTAAAGTATCTTTGGCTTCGGCAGCATTACCTGTGGCAACGCTATTGATAAAGTCTTGTACATCCATATTATTCTCCATTATTTTCTATTTAGTTTAGATGAATATTTGTCTGCCTCAGCATCTAAAGATGGTGTCTTAGATTCTGCGGCATTATCATCAACAGTATTATCAACTGGTGGATATTCGTCAGGTGATGGAGGTGGTTCTTGGCCACCAATTGGCATAGTAGGACCACCAGTACCATCTTTGTCTTCTTGTGCAATCTGTTTCTTCATTTCATCCATAGTCTCATCAGACATTTGAAGAATGTTTTTACTTACCCATGCGGCAGAGTAATAACGGCCAATATATGGGTCAACAGTTTGCAATAATTGTAGTCGTGCGGTCAGCAACTCTGCATCACGCATTTCTGTAAAGTTATTATCTTTCTTATAATCATAGTAGATTACTTCTCTGAATTCATCCCATTCTTCTGAAGAACAGATACCTTTAAGCACTAGTTGTGTTCCTAATGCATGGTCAAAAATCTGAGAGAACTTATTACGAAGTCTGATAATAAACTTTGTAAACTTAACTTCATCACGGGTCACTTCAGTAGTACGACCCACGCCAATCATACCACCTTGTTGTGGTTCTAAACGGCTAATAGGCACATTCAATGATTGAAGAAGTTTCTGTCTAAAATACTTAACATCTTCCAACTCACCAAGATTTTGGCCAGCAGGAAGTGTGGTAATTTCTGTGCCTTTACCACCTTCACGGCGAGGCAACCAGAAATCTTCCAACATAGACATGTGTTTGCGGTCATCACGCAACTCACCAGTCTGTGCATCATACACCATCTTGTTGCGATACTTGACCATAACATCACGTAAGTATTGTTCAGCCTTACCTTTTGGTAAGTTACCAACGTCAATGTAGAAAATGCGGCGTTCAGGTGCCCTTGAAATACGATAGATAACTACCGCATCTTCAATCATACGCAACTGATTAAGTGGTTTAATTGCCTTATGTAAGTATGAAATAACAAAGGTGTTCTTTGCATCCATAAGCCCTGAGGTTACATGCAGGATCGACTCAGGCGCAATGCGGACACCTTGTGATACTTGTGCGCTATACTGTTGTGTAGAAGTACCACGGTCATTGTACACATAGTATTCGGCAATAGATGAAATGATTTGAGCACCAGTTTTTGGATCTCTATCTTTTTTGATTTCTCTGACCTTGCGAATCTTACGTGGGTCAATGTATCTTAATTCTTGAATGCCCTGTTTAGGGTTCTTTTCATTTACTACCACATGGTAATAAATTCTGCCGTCAATATACCAGCGTTTGAACAAGTCATCGGATAGGTTATTGAAGTTTAACAACCGTAAGATGTTATCAAATTCTTCAATAATTTTTTTCTTAATATTCTCTGGTTGTTTTAGTTTATCCAAAACAATGTCAACAGTACGACCAGTTACATCGTGTGTAATTGCTTCGTTAACAATATCGTCAATGGCCATTTCCAATTCTGGATGGTTTGCCATTTCACGGTATCGTGTAATTAATTCCAGTTCATTGCGAACTGCACCTTCCAAATCAACATACGTTCCATAATAAGCATTTTGGGTGATGGTAACTGCACCATCATCCATTGCTGTGGTTGGAAGTGTGAAGGAAGGTTGTTCGGGAAGTTGTTCCCGAACAATGTCTTTATTTCCGAGTGTAAACCCGAATAGCTTAAGTGCCATTAAATATCCATTCTATAAAAAAATGGAGAAGGACCAAAGTCCTTCTCTCTCAAATCACATTACTTGATACTGATTCCCACCATTGATAGGTGAGAGTCACGGAAAACTCCTCAATAGTATCATTAGAAC